GTAAAGGTGTTGAAACAGAAAAAGTTATTGAATTGCTCGATAGTGTGATCAAACTTAAGACTATTGAGATAACTAACTTTGAAAACGAAATGGAAAAGGAGTTTGCCCGTGGCATTGACCGCTCTTAAAGGTAAAAGAATAGCTCGTAAAAAGGCACCGGCTGCTAGACGTAAAATTACTGGCGCCAGCGGTGCTCCAATGGATGATTATAAACGTGCAAGGGATTACTTTCACTTTGAAGTGGACAGTAAAGAGTATGTTGCTATAATCAAAACTTATGTGAAAAAGACTTTTGCAAAAGAAAAAGCACGTCTTATTCTTAAAAACAAGGACAGTGCGCTATCCAAGAGTCATGTTGCAGTATTTTGTCACTATGTAGCAAATGGCAAACCTGTACCAGATTCCTCACAACAATACATGGATGGCTACTTTGAGAATCTTGAGGAGCAAGGCAAATCTATTGCAGAAGAAATCAAAGCAGTGGAAGCAGAAAAGCCTAAGAATGTTTATGTTCCTAGCATACAAGAGCGTATCAAAGAAGCAAGCGGCAATATTATTGCTGAGATTGAAGAAGCAGTTGATGACTACATTAACGATCCAAACAAGTTCAAAGGCTTGGATGCGGTTAAACTGTTCCGTAAACTAAATGTCAACCAAGCACACGCTAGGCATATCCGTGCTTTTTACGAAGGCCCACTTGCAGAGTATATTATGCTACAGCAACCTGCTCGTGAACAAGACGAGGATTTGCGTGAAGGCTATGCACACTTGGACAAAGCAGCCATTAAGCGTGGTGTTGCACTGTTCCAAGGCATTATAGGTGCTTGTGATTTGATTACACAAGAAAGCAAAGCAACTCGTAAGACTAGATCACCCAAGCCTAAGAGTGCTGACAAGTTGGTTGCAAAAATGAAGTATTGTAAAACCGACGAAAAGTATAAAGTAGCCAGCATAAATCCTGTGGATATTATTGGTGCTACGGAAGTTTGGGTGTTTAATACTAAGACACGCAAACTAGGCAAGTATGTTGCAGAGGATGCACAACAGTTCCAAGTTAAAGGAACTACACTACAGTTTTTTAATGCTAACACAAGTGTAGCAAAAACACTGCGTAAGCCAGAACAGCAACTAGCAGACTTTAACAAGAGTGGCAAAGTGCAGTTGCGTAAATTCTTAGATGAAATCAAAGGTGTTGAAACAAAAATGAATGGACGCTTTAATGCTGATACTGTGATCCTTAAAGCAGTAAAGTAATAAATAGTGTATAGAAGGAATACACTATGGCAACACTAGCAAGTTTAAGAGCAGATACAGTAGACTACATTCGCTTTCGCTTAGGCGATGGAATGGTGGATGTTGAACTCGATCCAGAACACTATGACAATAGCATTGACAAAGCAGTAAAGCGTTTTCGTCAGCGCAGTCAAAATGCTTATGAGAGTTCATATGTATTCCTAAGTGTTGTCAAAGAACAGCAAGAGTATACACTGCCAGACGAGATCGAAGAAGTGCGTCAAGCATTTAGACGTAGTGTTGGCAGTGGCAGTAGTGATACTGGTACACAGTTTGAACCATTTGAGGCAGCATTTCAGAATACTTACTTGCTACAAAGTGGACGCATTGGTGGCATGGCAACATATGAAATGTACTATCAGTATCAGGAACTAAGTGCAAGACTGTTTGGTGGTTTTATCAACTTTGAATTTAACCCTGTTACTAAAAAAGTTACACTGCTTCGTAAGTTTAGCGCAGACGGTGAACAGATTGTGCTATGGACTTACAACCTGCGTCCAGAAAGCAGATTGCTACAGGACAGACATGCTGGTCCATGGATCCAGGATTATGCACTAGCACTTGCAAAGTATACACTAGGCGAAGCTCGTTCAAAGTTTAGCACAATTGCAGGACCACAGGGTGGCACAAGTCTAAACGGTGATGCACTTAAAGCAGAAGCACAAGTTGAAATAGACAAACTCGATGAAGAACTACGCAACTATGTTGACGGTAGTGATCCACTCTCATTTATTATTGGCTAATAAGAGGACTTAATGATTATAGGAATTTGCGGATTGATTGGTTCCGGTAAAGGAACTGTCGCTGATATTCTAGTCGACCAAGGATTTAAAAAAGTAAGTTTTGCTGACAAACTCAAAGATGGTGTAAGCACAATCTTTGGATGGGATCGTGCAATGCTGGAAGGAGACACTGATGAGTCAAGAACTTGGCGTGAACAACCTGACGACTTTTGGAGTGCTGAAACGAAAATGGAAGTCACTCCTCGTTTGGTGCTTCAGTTATTTGGTACTGATTGCATGCGTAATGGCTTTGATGACGGAGTCTGGGTAAGCCTACTTAAAAAAACTATATTAGACAATCCAGGCAACTATGTAGTGCCTGATGTGCGTTTTGAGAATGAGATTGCTATGCTGCGTGACATTGGCGGTGAAGTATGGGAAGTACAACGTGGCCCAACTCCAGAGTGGCTTATTAAATATGAAATTACAGGCGTCGAACCTACAGAAATACATCCAAGCGAATGGCGTTGGATTAAAAGCAGAAAAGATGTAGTAATTGAAAATAACAGTACACTAGCTGAACTTAATCGTCAGGTGTTAAGTCACCTCGGTGCCATCCCGTTTTAACTAGTTCAGCATTACAGTTTAAACAAACTGTTTTAAGATTGTTCTTAGCAACATTAGTTAAATCACCATCAATATAAAACACAGTAACTTGACTTCTTATGCTGGGCTTGAATCCACAGGCCTCGCAGTTTCGTTTGACTTTGTATCCACTATCAACCCACAGCGGCTTCACGGGCTTGTGCATCTTTAAACACTGCTCGCACTTGCGCCTAAAATAAGGTTGCTTATCCTTATAGTAGTTTATAGCCTTGGGACGTTGTCCACATGTCTCACAGATAGGGCGTTGCATATGCTTATTTACCCATACCTTTAAAGGGATTTGTCAAATAGGGTGTTTTTTAGGGTGTTCTTATAAATAGTTATAACGAATTACAAACCTTGATTGAGGAAGAAAAACATGGCACTAATATCACCAGGCGTAGAAGTTACAGTCATTGACGAAAGTAATTATACTCCATCAGCAGCAGGTACAGTAGCAGCGATCGTTGTTGCAACTGCACAAGATAAGACAAGTGGTACTGGCACAGGCACAGCGGCAGGAACAACCGCAGCCAACGCTGGTAAGACATACTTGATCGGAAGCCAGAGAGAACTAACAAGTACTTTCGGTAATCCAACATTTTATAACACAGCAACAGGAACACCTATAAACGGTTATGAACTTAACGAATATGGCTTAATGGCAGCATATAGTTTATTAGGCGTAATCAACAGAGCATATGTTATCCGTGCAGATGTTGACCTTGCAGAACTAGCAAGCAGCACAAGTCGTCCACTAGGTAATCCTACAGCAGGTACAGTTTGGTGGGACATGAGCACAGATACACGCTGGGGTATTTTTGAATGGAACCAAAGCACAGGTGTGTTTACTAATAAAGTTCCAACAGTTATCACAAGTACAACTGATCTAACAGGCGGTGTTCCAAAGACTTCAATCGGTGCGATTGGTGATTATGCATTGGTTGCAACAAACACCAGCAATCCTGTTTACTACAAAAACCGCAGCAATGCTTGGGTACTAGTAGGTGGCAGTGCATGGCAGATTGCACATGCAACAATTGCTGGCACAGTAGCAAGTACAGGAAACGATTTTACAATTGGTAACAGTATTGACATTAACGGTTCAACTGTAACTGCAACTACACAAACACTAGCAGGTCTAGTAAGTGATATTAACACTGCAGCAATTACAGGTGTTACTGCAGCGGCAGTTAATAATAAACTAGAACTTTATGCAACAAGCAGTGCAGCAAGTGAGCAGATCATTCTTGCTAATAACACTGGTACAATCCTTACAGATGCAGGCTTAACAGCAGGCACATATGCAAGACCAAAAGTTAACCAAGATCCACATTACACTGTTCCAGCATGGAAGTCAACAGACACAACACCTCGTCCAACAGGCAGTGTATGGGTTAAGACTACAAGCAGTAACAGCGGATTCCTAGCAGACGTTAGTACATATAATAGTGCAACAGCAGCATTTGTTTCAGGCAGTGCTCCAGCATATGAAAACGATCAGACTGCACTTAAGAATCTAGACGTAACAGGCGGCAGTGCTATTACAGCAGGCAGTTTTTATGTACAGTATGATGTAAGTGAAAATGACACAGTAACTTACAAGTTGTTCAAGCGTTATAGCGCAGGTGCATTAAGTGTAACTGGAACAATTAATGCAGCGGCACCGCTAACAGGTGGTAACACATTTACAATCAGTGCAAGTGCAGCAAATAGCACAGCATTGTCAAGTGCAGTAACAGTTACACTAAGTGGCACGGGTATTGCAGACATTGCAAGTGACATTAACGGTGCAGGCGTTGCAAACGTTAGTGCAAGTGTTAACTCAGGCGGTTACTTGGTAATTACACATGCACTAGGCGGCGTAATTGTAATGAAAGACACAAGTGGTACTCCACTAGCAGATGCAGGTATTAGTACAGCAATTACTACTAAGCAGGTTCGTGCAGGCAATGCAAGTGATCTTATCCTAAGTAACTGGATTGCAGACACATATACTGCAGCAACTAGCTCACCTAGTGCAAATCCAGCAGACAACACATACTGGTATGCAGGTGGCTTTGAAGCAGATATTATGATCCATGATGGTACAACTTGGAGAGGCTATCAGAACATCACTGACACACGTGGTTTTACACTATCAGATACAGATCCTGCAGGTGTTATCTTTAGCACTGTTGAGCCAACTACCCAAAGTGACAACACTGTACTAGTTAACGGTGACTTGTGGATTGATACAAGTGATTTGGAAAACTATCCAGCACTTTACAGACGCCAAACAGTAAGTGGCGAAGCACGTTGGGTAGCAATTGATAAAACAGACACAACAACTGAAAATGGTATTATTTTCGGTGATGCACGTTTTATGGGTGACACAACAACAGACGTTGTAACTGGTACAATTCCAACAACTGCAAGTCTACTAAGCAGTGATGTATTAGACATTGATCGTCCAGATCCAACAATTTACCCACGTGGTATGCTACTGTTTAATACACGTCGTAGTACATATGGTGTAAAGCAGTTTAAGAGTGATTACTTCTCACGCACTAACTTTAGTGACACAAGTACATATCCAACACTTCCTACAGAAAAGGATGCATGGGTAACACAGAGTGGTACTACATTTGGACGCAAGGCAGTACGCAGAATTGTTACTAATGCAATGAAAGCTGCACTTGATGCAAGCACAGAGCTTCGTGAAGATGCAAGAACATTTAACGTTATTGCAGCACCAGGCTATCCAGAACTGATCAGTAATATGGTTAGTCTAAACAACGATAGACGTAACACTTCATTTGTAGTAGGTGACAGTCCTATGAGACTAGCAGCAACAAGTACTGCTATTCAAAATTGGGCAACAAACGCTGCGGCAGCAGCAGACAACAATGAGGATGGACTAGTAACTAGTGATCCGTACTTGGGTGTGTTCTATCCAAGTGCAACAACTAACGACCTAAGCGGTAATACAATTGTTGTTCCTGCAAGTCATGCAATATTACGCACAATTGCAAGAAGTGACGATATTAGTTTCCCATGGTTTGCGCCAGCAGGTACACGCCGTGGACTAGTAGACAACGTTGCAAGTATTGGTTACATTAACAGTGCAACAGGCGCATTTGTAAATGATAACATTCGTGAAAGTGTAAGAGATACACTGTATTCAAACAGAGTTAATCCAATTGCATTCTTTAACGGCAGTGGTATTCTTAACTATGGTAACAAGACTCGTGCAACAAGCACTAGTGCGCTAGATCGCATCAACGTTGCAAGACTAGTTGGTTACTTGCGTAACCAGATGCAGGGTATTGCAACAGGCTTTGTTTTTGAACCAAACGATAAGATTACTCGAGATGAAATCAAACAACAGATTGAACAAACTCTAAACGATTTGGTTGCAAAGCGTGGTGTATATGATTACTTGGTAGTGTGTGATGAAACAAACAACACTGCAGATAGAATTGATCGTAACGAATTATATGTTGATATTGCTATTGAACCTACAAAGGCTGCGGAATTTATCTTTATTCCAATCCGCCTTAAGAACACAGGTGAAATTGCAAGCGGAAACGTAGCTGCAGCAAGCACAGTTTAACGTATCGGAGAAACTAATGGGGGGTAGAAATACCCCTCATTTTTTATGACTGAAATAAGATAAATACTTTTATATTATATAGGAGCGAAACAAAATGTCAGTTTCATCATTAACAAAATTTACAGTACCTATTGACGGTGATCAGAGTGCAGCAAGCCAAGGCCTGCTCATGCCAAAACTTAAATATCGCTTCCGTGCATCATTTGAGAACTTTGGTGTAAGTACCCCTCGCACAGAACTCACTAAACAGGTTATAGATATTACTCGTCCAGCAGTTACTTTTGAGGAAATGCCCATTGAAATATATAACAGTAGAACATATTTAATAGGCAAACATACCTGGGATCCTGTTACAGTCAACCTACGTGACGATGTAAATGGCGGTGTTACTAAATTGTGCGGAGAGCAAATTCAAAAGCAGTTTGATTTCATGGAGCAAAGTAGTGCAAGTTCAGGCATTGACTACAAATTTATCACACGCTTTGAAATCCTAGACGGTGGTAATGGTGCTAACACACCAAATGTACTTGAAACTTGGGAACTATATGGCTGTTTTGTACAAAACATCAACTATGGTGATTTAAACTATGCAAGTCAAGAGCCTGCGACAGTTGCAATGAGTATTAGATTTGATAATGCAGTGCAGACACCACTAGGTGAAGGCATTGGTGCAAGTGTAGCGAGAACACTAGGTCAAACAGTAACTGGCTAATAGGAGTTTATTCCAATGGCTAGTGTAAATAATTCACTATCACCTTTAACATCTGGCGAAACAGTGCGCGACTATAAACATGCGTCGCGTACTTTTGTTGACAATAACTACGAGTTACAGCCTAGATATAGTAACCTATTTCATGTAGTATTTGAATTTACATCTGAAGCAGCAACTCTATTTAACACTGTAGATCAGTTAGAAATCCCTATTTTAG